ATCGTTTTGCTCCTTTATATTTTGCAGGTCTATTATAATTCTCTCAGCTGAGCTAAGACCTGATAGCTCACCAAGAATTCTTTGATACCCTTCCCAGTTTTGGACTCCTCCTGGTTTTAATACTTCTGTAAGTTCATCTTGTCTTTGACGCAGTTCTCGTAAAGTTTTTTCAACTATGTATAGTCCGTCCATCTAACAGTCCCAATCCCTTCTTGCCCAATAGTTAGCACTACATCTATCACTTTTAATTCCACCACTACGTGCGCAATAAGATTTTTTCCTTGCTTTACTGTTTTTATGCATACCTAAATTAGCATCGCCGAAAGTAATACGTTTAACTTTGTTACCGCCACTACTACATTGACCAACAAAAACCACTTTACGTTTTTTACCATATCCTGGCTCACCTTGACGTAAACCTCTTGGTTTGTTAAGTGTTACTTTTTTACCTTGGTATTCTGCCATAATCTACTCGTCGTATAAATTGTTAAATGTTACTGAAGGATCAGTATAACTTTCATGTCCTTCTGCTGAGTGTGTCCATTGAGATGGTCGAAAATCTGGTGCGCCTTCTCCAGTAACCCAAAGTGCTGGACTAGTTGCCCTCACCCTATTATTAGGTAGTGCTACAAAGTTACCCTGCCACTCACAATCTTCTGTAATATAAAGTACATGAGACTGTTTGTGTTGAGCTGGGTCATCAGCTATATCATTGCCAGTATAATCAACAGTAAACATATACTTTCCATTATAAAACTTTCCATCAATTTTGCAAAGCCATGGTGATGAAGAAACTCGGTCCATAACTATAACTGAATGATCTCTTGATTCACAATCCCATGGTTGAGCTAAATGATCTTCCATTGGAACTGGGTATTCTTCACTAGGGACATCAGCAACTAGAGCTTGTATCGGCATCCTTGCCCACATCGCACCACCGTGTATATTACCTTCGTCCCAGTCTTCGCAGTTGTTTTCTTCTCCTGTAAATACAACTTGAAAACTCAAGGATCTATCGGGTATCGTGTTAACTGCTATAGCGATTGCGTGAAGATATTCGCCGTGGTACTTTTCGTGGTTATGTGTAAACTCTCTTCTTACCCAGCATTTAAAATGCGGGATATTACTGATGAGATGAGACACTTATCTCTTTTTTCTTTTTGTTGTTTTGCGCTTTGCTCCGCCTTTTGACATTTTGCGTTTCATTCCGCCTTTTGACATTTTGCGTTTAGCACCCATCTTGCTGCTTTTCATGACCATGGTATTAACCCCATATTTTATTTTTCGTTCCGCCCCAGTATTCTACAGCATGCCCTTCTGATATAAGTTTTTGACATATATCTTCACCATCTGCTGTGTACGGAATACCAAGTATTCTTCCGTACTTTCCTTTTCCTAGTGATTTAATTTTAAATGTTCCAACACAAAGTTCTATTAATCTTTCTTTTGCCTTAAGACCTAGTGCTTTTTCTGCTAAATTTCTTGTTCTAGACTCTGGTGTGTCTATACCTGCTAGCCTGACTCTTTGTTTATGTAGTTTGACATCAAACCCTAGATCTAAGATACAATCAAAAGTATCTCCATCTATTACTCTATCTAAGGTAGCCCTGTATACAAACTCGTCTGGTGAATCGCTCATGAGTATTTAGTTGTTTTTCTGCGTTTAGACATAACCGCACCACACCCTTTGTGCTTTGATTTTTTAACTTTAGTTTTAGCCACCGTTTCTACTTCTTCTACGGTTTGAGTTGCCTGCTAAAAATTCTCCGCCATTTTTCATCATTTTAAAATCAGCACCAGATATTTTACCATCTTTATTTTTATCTAGTTTTTTCTGACCGCCATGAACACCACCGTGTGATTTTTTAGCTGTTTTTGCTGCATCTTTAAAGTTCTGTTCTGAAGGTGCACCTTTCGCACCTTTCTTACGCATTTTTTCTCCAGAGCCTGCTTCTATACGTTTACGCTTTGCGTTTATGTTTGCATATAGTCCTGGTTTTGCCATTATCTTACTCCACTAGGGCTGGTGTTAAATTTTACACCTTTAGTTGCTGCGCCTTTACCTTTAACAGTTGTTTGACCTTGACCAAAAATATCACTGTTAGTTTTAGTTAAAACAGTTGTGCCTTTTACTGGCTTAGACAGATCTATTCTGTCAGGAGCAGGGAAGCTAACTTTTTTGTATTTAGTTGTATCATTCATTTAAGTACCTTTTGTGTTTGTATCCGCTGATCTGACATCTTTTAATATCTGACCATACGTTTTATTATTGTCATTTTCAGCTTTAAGTAAAGCTTCTTCTCTATCTTGAGCCACTTTCATTTCTGCTATTGCCTCTTGAGATTCTATCTTAGCTATATCAACCTGACTTCGTAAAGCATCAGACTGTGCTCTTTGTGCTATTTCTTCACGCTTGAGTTCTACTACAGGATCAATTTGAGTATTTTGTTGAGCCTCTAGTAAAGCTTGTTGCTGACCAGTTACTTCTTGAGCAGCATTTGCTGCAGCTAAAGATAATTCATCCATGATTTGTTTTTGCTGTTCTTCTGGCATATTCTGCATTTGATCAAGCGGTGGTAATTGTTGACCGAGGGTTTGTTCGATCTGTTGTTTATATACCATGGCTGTGTGTTCTTGTATGTTGGCTTGTATTGCCTGCAGAGCAACTTGATTTTGTTGCATCATAGGGTTTTGTAAAAACGCAACGTGAGCAGTTATATATGCATCGTGGTTTTGAAACTCAAAAGCTTTTATAGGTTGTCCCATAATTGCTGCTTGATGTTCACTGATAGGATCTCTAGGCGGTACATCTGCTTGAGGAGGTAAAAGTAGTTCTATATTTTTTACTTCTAAGGCTTCGTACATTCTTTTATAAGCTTCACGCAGGTTATGTATTTCTGGTGCTGCTTGTGCCATCTGTAATTCTTGTTGAGCTAGCATAACACGTTGTGCCATACTGAATATGTTAGGATCACTGACTGGAATAATATCTACACGATCATCAAAGTCTGATTGTTTAATTTCAGAAGGTGCGCCCTCAACTGCATAGGGATAAGCAGAAGGTAGTGATCGAGAAAACACTCCAGCCAGTAACCTAAATTCTTTCTTTTGAGCAAAGTGTAAACGTTTGTGTATAGCGGACATAACTTTAGTGCCACGCTCTAACATAGCTACAGTTGTACCCACTGGGAGTTGTTGACTACCTATATCACCTACTTGCATATCTGCAATGTTTGCAAATCTTCTACCTGAGTCAATAAGTACACCTAATAATTGACTAAGTACGTTACTTGGCTCTTTATACGGTAAAGGCATTAAGGCATCACGTATTGTGCCTCCTGGAACATCAACATCCCTAAATTCTCCAGGTCTGAGTGGTTCATCTTCACCTTGTACACGCATACCACGTGCTTTAAACCCTGCTGGTAGGTTTGATAACGTACCTGCGTCGATTAATTGTCTTAAAATAGAGGTTGCGGACTTAGTTAGCCCACCAATCATGTGAATTAAGCCAAAACCGTAAAAACCTAGTCCTGGGAGGAACTTATAGTGTATAAAATACTCTTTTTTACGGAATAATTCGTCTTCCATAGCCCAATTTCGCCTTATTGCGAGTATTTCACCTGAATCTTCAAGGATAGTTACTATATAAGGTACACCATATTCGTATTCATCGACCCCTTCGAGCTCTAAATCAACATGAACCTCTAATAATGTGTATTCATTGTAGTCACTAGTCGGTCTGCTGAGCCCTTGTAACTCATCTAGCTTTTCTTTAGCTTCGTTATACTCAATTTCACCAGCTGAACCAATGTCAAAATCACGATAAACACCGTTAAGTTGCATTTTTCTGATGTCATTGCCTGTCATCGTGATGACATGTGTTGTTCTTGGACTAGTTTCTAGGTTTGTTGTGTCATAACTGACTACTAAGTTTTCTGCTTTTACAAAAGGTGAGGTGGCTCTACCGAGCAATGAATCAAAATATACTTTTTTGAATGCGCTACCAGCCAATGGTAAATAAAATAACAGACTATCCATATCTGGATCATATTCTTCCATGACTTCTGTTATCTGGTAGTTCATATATTCCTTGACACGTTTACACTGTGCTTCTAGCTCAGGGTTGTCAAGTCCTACCATCTTCGTACTCACGGGTCCATTGGCTGGTAGCAATTCTTTATAGGCTTGTGCCTGAAATTGAGTTGCGGCTTCTGCAAGTAAAGGGTGAGTGACCCCACTTGCTCCTGGGAATGGTGTGTCACGTTCTTCTGATTTTATGCCTAGTAAATCTAGACCATTAGAAAAAGTTTGTAACCATTCATCACGGGATTCTTTATCTTCTTCGAATGCTGCGATTAGTTCGTTTGATATTTCACCAAGTTCACTTGGGTCTAAAACTAAAGCAAGGTTTGAGTTGTGTTCTGTTTCTAATGCTTCTGTATCATCAACAGGTAACATTTCACCATTGCTTCCTACTTGAAATTCTACACCACCATCGTCATTAGCTTCTTCTAATTCTATAACTAATTCTTCTTCTGACGTTATGGGGTTTTCCTTTTTAGGATATCTTTGTGCTTCTATCGCCATGGTTCTCCTTTATAGGTTATCAATAATAACTTATTTTCTTCCGATATAAAACTTCTTCTTCGTAATCACTTGGTAGTTGTACAAAGCCACCTTGTCTAAATCTCATTAAAGCTTGTGTAGTTGAGTCTACTAAGTCGTCGTGATCTCCTGCTGGGAATGCCGCACATTCTTCTATTACATCTTTTGCCCAGTTAGTGTCAGGATACCAAACCATGCCAGACTCGAACAATGGAGCACAGGCATTGACCCTTGCTACTTTGTCGTTGCCTTTTGATGGCGTGTAGTTTTGTACAGGTATACCTACGTTCCGCAGTTCTTGTGTAAGTGGCATACCACTGGCTTTGCCTTCTATGATCACTACGTCAGGTTCCCAGTGTTCGTACTGCTTGAAGGCTTGCCCTTTCAGTTCAGGGAAGTTGTACTTACCTTTGACTACATCTAATAATATGATATGTGGAACATCGCCGTTGTAAATTTCTTCACCGCCTAGTCGACCTTCTGGATAAAACACACCCCATGTTGTGATAGCTGAGTAATCCGCAAGCTCTGATTTTAAAAACGCAGTATCGTAACTTTGTATAATGTAATCAACTTCTGGTGGTCTTTCATTTGGCCATTCTTTCCACCACTCCCTCTTTATAAGTGCGCCTTCTTCTGATGAAGGGTTCTGCATATATTGTGCGTGCCACTTTGGTCCACCTCTTAATGAAGCTTTTACACTTTCCATTTCTTCTAGTGACCAGTACTCTGGCCATAGTGGATTACCGCTGGGTAAAATAGCAGGGAGCTCGATAAGTTCCCACTGATCCGCTTTAGGATCGCGAGCTGCATCTTTAAGTAATCTACCTGTTAGATCGTTGACGTTCCATCGCGTCATAACTATAACGATACTACCTCCAGGCTGAA